ACTTCCCAGAAATTCGGGCCAAAAGAGCAGACTACAAACACATCGCTGGGATTGTTGTTCTGGGACTCCAAGCATACCAAAACATGCATGGGAAACAGGCAGCAGCACCCAAGCCTATCAAGCGAGCACCAAGCCAACCCGCAATCAAGGCTGCGCCTATGGTTAAGGACAATGGCAAAAAGGTGTTTGATAGCTTCGCTAGAAACAACGGTGACTCAAAGCTGTTCTCTGACCTGCTCAAAGCCAAAGGTTTCGTAGATTAACAACTCAATACTATGCCTCTATTAACTGAACCCAACCTCTCCGGTCGCGGTAAACGCGAAGACCTCATGGACATGATTGCCTTGGTGGATGCCAAGGACACGCCATTTACTTCAATGGCGCGTAAAGGCTCCAAGCCTGGCAACATGTACTTCCGCTGGCAAGCTGACCAGAACCCTGGCCCTACCATTGGTGGGGTTGTTGACGGGACTGATGTGAACAATGCAAATGCGAACTCCTACACGAACTTCGTGACTGGGTATCGCAAGGAACTCGCCAACTACGCGCAGATTTTCCGGCAAGCTGTTCGTGTGTCCAAGCTCACGCAGGACATCGCAGACGTTGCAGGGATTCGCGACGAGTTGAGCGACAACATCGCCAAAGCCATCATCGCCATCAAGCGTTCGATGGAAGCGACGTTCACGTCCGACCAGCTTGGTCAGGCCGACAACGCTACGGTTCCTTACCTCACGGCAGGGATTCAAAGGTGGATTGGAAACGCAACTGTTGGAAGCGGACTGCTGCCCCTAGACGCCAGCACGACTGCTCCGTCATTTGTGACCCCAGCAGGGTCGATTGTTTCTGGGTCGAACGCTTCCGCTTTGACGGACGCAACGGTGCAAAACTTGCTGAAGTCGATCTACGACCAGACGGGCAAGTACAAGTCCTTCGACGCAATCGTTGGAACTGACCTCAAGCGTGCATTCACGAGCTTGCTCGGCACGACGGCATTGACCACCACGATTGCCCCGAACACTGCTGCTGGCGCAACGAAGGTGCAGACCTTCCAGCGTGATGCTGCTGCTGACACGTTCATCCAGAGCGTTGACGTGTTCCAAGGGGACTTCGGGACGGTGCGCTTGCACCCAACTACGTTCATCGGGACTGTGACCAGCGGCGGATCAAATACAACCACATACACCTCAATGCCAGCATATGGCTTGGTGCTCGACATGGACTTGATCGAAGTTCGCTACGGCGGGAATGTCGCCAACGTCACGGCATTGCCTGACTACGGTGCTGGCCCTGCTCGCCTGATTGAAGCAGTTGCTGGCCTTGTGGTCGGCAACCCGCTCGGACTTGGCAAGTTCACCTACGCTGCGGCTTAATCGCCATTCGCGACACCTGCGTGGCTTGACTGAGGTTGAGCTAAAAGTGGTGCGACAGCTCGGAGAGACGAGCACATTTTCTTATGATACACATTCCAGAAGAGTTCCGTGAGCGAGCACATGGCATGATGGATGCCAAGTGGCAGAAGTCCCGCATCGACGCAAAGAAAGCTGCTGAAGAACTCGGCAAGCTCAACTCACAGGAGCACAAGTCCGTTGAAGGCATTGGCGAACTTACAGCCCGTATCCCTGGGGTTGCCTTCCATTTCTGGGGACAAAAGCTGGGCTACGATTGCTGGAAAGACCAAGAATTTTTGCGAGAGTTTTTGCGCGACAATCCCGAATGCAGAGTGAATAGTAAAGGGACGAAGTTGCAGGTAGGATTCGGAAACTAATGAAAACTGTCCCGTATAGCGACATCTTGAACGCAACCCTGCAACTCGCTGGCGTTGATAGGGTAAGCCTGAGCAACAAGACGTTCGCAACCTTTCGGGACTTTTTTAGCAAGCGGATTGCAGAAGCGTGGAACAGAGAACGCTGGCCAGACTTCGTCCAGTATATCACAAGATACCCAGGACTCCAGATGTACTCGCTGGACTATGCTCCAGCTACAGGCACACTGACCCTGCGCTTCTCTAGCGACGAGAGCAGTCCGTACTACGAGGACACCACGTTCACAAGCTACAGCGTTGGCGGGTCTGTTTCTGTGCAGATTCCAAAGGGAGTGCTCACGCTCACGCCAAATGATGCGGATGTAAGCCAAGCCTGCACCATCTCAGCAGGGCCAACAACGGTGACATCCAACGGGATGACGTGCATCCAGATTGTGGCGCAAGCTGACGAGCTTATCAACTCGGCATCCACGGCAACGGAGACGGTCGTTATCACGGCAAGCCAGTTTCAGCGGTATCCGTACAACAACTACATCGGCTCTTGCTTACACACCAAGAACGGAACTGACGGAGCGCAAATCCTGCCAATTAACCGTATCAAGCTGCCAGAGGACGCGGACACAGTGCAGGGGGTGTACTCACGCGATCCACGCACGACGACACGGACGCAAGAGGTGGCATTCATTTTGGAGGATAGCGGCGTGGCATCCGGCTATGTCGCAGCGTCGGAACAGAAGTTCCTCATCACCCCAAACACGGACAGCGTGTGCATCGAGTACTCCATCGAGAATCCTGTTGTATGGGGAGACGTGTACAACCAATCCACCCTCTATCAACCTGGAGCACAATTCTTCTACTTCCGCTTTCACGACCCATCCGCTGACCATTTGAACCCGACGAATGACAGGCAGATGCGCGGGGACTTCTATTCGCCAATCGTCTCGACCCTAAGCGGACAGTCTCCCTACACGAACCCGCAGAACTACAAGCTCATCCCGATTCCCGACCTGTTCAAGGACTTCCTCATCAACGCCATGCTGTCAGATTGGCTCAAGTCTGAAGGACAGTTTGAAGCAGCCATAATGGCAGATCAGCTTGCAGAGAAAGGGATTCAAGACGCTATCGACAAGGTGCTGCGCCAAGAAGGACAAGTGCAGCGAATGAACATGCAATACACCTACTAGTATGCCTGACGTAAAGATTTCAGCACTCCCGACAGCAACCACCATTGCCGATGCGGATATTCTTGTCGTAAACCAAGGTTCGCCTGCTGTAACGAAGAAGATTTCGTATGGAACTCTGCTGCCAGTTGCAGCGACAAATACGGGCACTTTTGGCAATGATCACGAAGTTGCACAGGTGACTATCGACTCCAAGGGCAGGACAACCGCAGCGGCATCAGTGCCCATCAATGCGTCCAACATCTCTGTTGGCACACTCCCAGTAGACCACGGAGGCACTGGGGCTGCAACGCACACGGCTGGAGCTTATCTAAAGGGGAACGGGACAGCAGCAATTACAACGGCAGCAACAGTTCCAGTTGCAGATATTGCAGGGACACTGCCTGTAGCCAAAGGCGGGACTGGAGCAGCAACACTCACGGGGTTCGTCAAAGCAAGCGGCACGAATGCCATGACGGCATCCGCAACCGTTGCGCTAGGCAGCGAGGTATCCGGCACATTGCCAGTGGCAAACGGAGGCACGGGCGCAGCAACGCTCGCAGCAAGCGGATATCTCAAAGGCAACGGAACTAGCGCAATCACCTCCCAAACTGGAGTGCCAGCGGCAGACATCACAGGAACGCTAGGGATTCCGGCAGGAGGCACGGGGCAAACAACGCAGCAGGCAGCATTGAACGCTCTAGCTGGAGCGACAACGAACGCGCAGTATCTACGAGGCAACGGCACGAACGTAGTGATGTCAGCACTGCAAGCGGCAGACTTGAGCGGCACAATCCAGTCCTCAAACTTGGCTGACACTGGCGTATCCGCAACGTCATACGGATCATCAACTCAAGTTGGGACATTCACGGTAGATTCAAAAGGGAGATTAACGACAGCAGCTTCAGTTGCAATTTCAGCATCTGGGATTGGCGCAATAACGACGACTACTGGAGGAACCATTTCAAGTGCTGGAATCACTGGAACAGCCTTGGCTATCAATTGTCCAAACTCGTTATTCGGAATAACGTCAACGACGACGATTGCCTCGCCAACCCTGTTTGCCTCATCGGACAACTTGACGGGGACGACGATTACGACAAACGGCGTGTCGCTCAAAGCATCCGCTGGAATCACATTCGGCTCATCAGGGACTCAGACAGTCCCATATATAGCTCCGCTGAAATTCTCAACAACACTTGGGATATTGGGTCTGAACCCAGGGGCAACAATGTCGATTACAATTACAGGTTCGGGACTGTTGAAAACATATCCAGTGCTTGTGGCGATAAATCAAACGTCAAATATACCAAATTATCTGCTACTTACAGCGTACTGCTCAAACTCGACGACAATCTCCGTTACAATAAGAAACTCCTCATCAGCAACGACAGCCAACTTTGACTCTGGCGCAACAATAGAAGCTACGGTATTTAGATAGAAGAAACCCTGCAAAGCTCTACTAATGGCTAAGATCACAAAGTTCATCCGCAAGCGGAACGTAAATCCCGCATTGACGCAGAACAAGACCTTTGCAAGAGTGCAGGTCGCTGGAGACAGTCTGACTTTCCGCTTTAAGAAAGTCGCTTCCGCAGCCCCTCCTCCTAGCGGATTTACATACCTCCAGCCAGACGGTTTTAACTACTTTCAACCAGACGGGGAATCCCTCTACATCCAACCGTAACCATGCCAAACTACAACGTCACAAACAACATCGACACGCTGCTCCGCTCGACGAGCAACGCTGCTGCTAGAACCAACCTTGGCTTGGGTGATTCTGCAACCAAGAACACGGGAACGACCGCAGGCACGGTAGCCGCAGGGGACGACTCGCGCATCACGGGGGCGTTGCAGACTTCTGGCGGCACGATGACTGGCAAGCTCACTGCTGCTGCTGACAATACGATTGCAAAACTGAGCGTTGGATCAAGAACTGTGGGCAGTTCGCCAACTACACTTTCAGATGGCGATATATGGATTTCAAACCAAGGTGCTCTCAGCTATCGAGACTCAACAGGGCCAACTTCCCGTGCAGTTGCAGCAACGTCTCTATCAAACACATTCAATCAGCCCCAAACGATAGGCAGCACGGCAAACGCTGGAGCTGTGCTTTCGGTGTCAAATAGCGGAACACGCGAGGTTGTCACAATCTCAAACACAGCCACAGCAACGAGCGATGCGGTTGTCATCACGAATCTCGGCTCTGGGAACAGCCTAGTTGTCAACGACGAGACAACTCCTGATAGCACTCGGTTTGCCATAGCAAACAACGGGAAGGTTGGCATCGGGGTGACTCCAGACACATCAGTTGCGTTGTCGGTGGATACTACGGGGATTAAGTTCGGGGACGGTACGATTCAAACGACAGCAGGAGGCGGCGGTGGTGGAGGTGGAACGGTCACCAGCGTCACAGCAGGCGCGGGGTTAACAGGCGGCACAATCACAAGCACTGGAACAATCGCAGCGGATTTCGGAGCGGTTGCAGGCAAGGTGACTGAAGGTGGCACGACGGTGCTGAAGACTGGGGACACGATGACAGGCAAGCTCACGCTTCCTGCGGCTACGTCGGCGTCTGCTCCATTGAGCCTTGGGTCTAGTGGCGTTCAACCAACTTCTCCAGCGGTTGGAGATGTTTGGATTAGAAACAATGCACTTCAATACAGGGGATCAAGCTCAACGGTAAATACTGTAGCGGCAACAGCAGAGCCAAACGTATTCAGCGTAAGGCAAGCTATCAATGCTACCGACACTCTCCCAGCCTTGCGTGTTACGCAGCTTGGCACAGGCGAAGCCCTGCGAGTGGAAGATGAAGCGAACCCAGACACAACCGCATTTGTCGTATCAAACAACGGACGTGTTGGCATTGGCGTTACACCGGATACAGCGGTTGCATTGTCCGTGGACACGAGCGGCATCAAGTTCGGGGATGGAACCATCCAGACCACTGCAACCGCAGGCGCAGCAGGAGTCTCCTCATTCTCCGCAGGAACCACTGGGCTTACGCCAGCCACTGCATCCACCGGAGCGGTTACGCTCGCAGGGACTCTGGCTCTTGCAAACGGAGGCACAGGCGCAACCACTCAACCAGGCGCAGCCAATGCAGTGCTGCCATCACAAGCGAGCAACAGCGGCAAGTTCCTCACGACGGACGGGTCGAATGTATCGTGGGCTACGGCAGGCGGTGGAGGGGGTGGGACTCCTGTTGACAGGCAGGTTTTCACCTCCAGCGGGACGTGGACGAAGCCAGCGGGAGCAAAGTTCATCCAAATCACCGCCATATCACAAGGATCTTCTGGAGGCCCTGGCTTTAAGGCAATCGCAGGAACATCAACAGCAGCATACGGAGGTTCTGGAGGGGCATCTGGGGGAAGGGTAATAGTGGCAATGCCAGCAGACAATCTGCCAAGTCAATTTAGCGTAAGTATTCCAGCATTAAAAAGCCTGTATTATCCATCATATTTAGCAAACACATACGGACAAAGCACAACAGGCACGGATGCATCGGGCATTTTGATACCTGGAATACTTGGACTTCCTGCAAACGCAGGCGGGATGGGAACATTAAGTCCGTTCAACGGTTCAACACCAGGTGGAACTAGTGCTGGATACGACGGCAATCCAGGGTTAGCACCAGGTTCAAGTTTCAGTGCCAGCACAAATACTGGAAGAGTCGCAGCAGGAGGGTCTGGCGCAGGGGGAGAGAAATCTACGATATTTGCAACCCCGACGCTTATTGGGCCGACTATAAATCCCATAACCACAAACTTCACAGCTCAACCCGAAGCTGCGTGTATGGCCGGAACGGGCTCGTTTGGCGACAGAAACTCCTCTGGAGGTGCAGGAGGAATTACGGCACTTACTTCAACGGGATTAAGCGGGAGCGGAGGCGATGGTGGGAGCTGGTATCCACCAGTTAATCTTACTGGGGTTTCAACAACAAACGGACAGACAACTGTAACTTGCACATCAACGGCAGGATTAGTTGTTGGGATGGGGATTGCAAATTGCCCGACCATTTCAAGCCCAGCTTCAAGCGCTGCGCTAAACACAGTTGCTTCAATTGTAAACGCAACTACATTCCTACTGACGGCAAGCGCAACAGGAACGGCAACAAACCAGACAGCACTTGCAACTTGCGGATACGGAGGAGGCGGGGGAGGAGGAGGCATTGCAAGGGCAGGCACGCCAATTCTAGTAACAGGGATCAATCTCACGTCGGGCAGCACCACGGTTAACTGCACTTCAACAAGAGGCGTCATTGTCGGATTGACCATTTTCAACAACGCCAACATCCCAGCAGGAACAACAGTCGCATCCCTAGTTAGCGAGACGCAGTTTACAATCAGCGCAGCGGCTACAGGCAACGAGACAGGTGGAAAACTGGTAGTTGCTGGGATAGGCACGATGGCTGGTCTTTCAACAACAGTAAACTCCAAAGCAGCAACAGTTTCATCAACGCTTGGGCTAACATGGGGACAGGCGTTGTGGGCGAGCACTGGGATTACACCAAGCACTTCAGACTCTGGATACAGGCACGTTGAAGGAGTGTCTTCAGCAACGGCATTCACGTTATCAACGAACGCATCGTCAACAGTAAGCAATCAAACGCTTACCGTAATGAACTGCGTTGGGTTCCTTAGCGGGGCAAACACAACATCTGGATCTCCAGTTGTAACTGTATCTGACGTAACGCCACTTTACGTTGGAATGGCAGTTTCAATCGTTGGCTCTGGGACATGGTCAACAACTTCCGGCTCGACAACAGCAACAGCCTCGGCGGCATTTCCCGTTGACGTAACATCTGTTATGTTCTTAGGGGATGGAGTTGGGGCAGCAGGAGCGGTTGTGTCAGGATCCGCAACCGCTGGATCAACTAGTGTTACATTAGCATCGGCAGCAACTGCAACTGTTTCAAACAAGCCATTCTATTACACTTGCCCAACAAACACGCTGGTTTTTCCTACGGTCGGCTCTGCAAAGGCTAGGCTTTCATACGCAAAAATCGTATCCATAAATAGCGGAACGAACGAAATAACGCTGGATCAAAATGCGCTTGCAACAGTATCAAATCAGTCGCTTGCATATGCGTTTGTTGGAGGAGCAGGTGGGCGCGGCGGTTCCGCTGCAGTCGAAATCGTAACGTATTTCTAATATGACAAACAACTGGGCCATAGTATCAAACAGCACGGCTATCGTGCAGATGGTGATAGCATGGGATGGTGTAACGCCGTATACACCGCCAGAAGGAACAACGCTTTACCAGTTGCAGTATGCTGGGCAAGCATTTGAAGGCTGGACACGCAACGAAGACGGCAGTTTCACTCCTCCTCCTCAAGATGCCTAAATCAGTATCACTCTCCGTAGGGCGCGGCGAAAAGCTCCCAGCCTCCAAAGGGGCAGGGCTCACAGCCAAGGGTCGCGCCAAATACAACGCAGCCACAGGCTCCAAGCTCAAGCCTCCAGCTCCTAGCCCCAAGACCAAGGCAGACGCAGGCCGGAAAGCCTCTTTCTGCGCGAGGATGAAGGGTGTGGTCGCCAAGGCCAAGGGGCCAGCAGAACGCGCTAAAGCAAGCCTTCGCAGGTGGAAATGCAGCTAGAACACGACTATGAAATACATCTTTGACCGCCTCTTTGAACCCTCCACATGGAGAGGGCTTGTCTCGCTTGCAACCCTGCTAGGCATCAAGATTGCGCCAGACCATGCAGACGCAGTTTTCACCGCAGGAGCTAGTGTTTACTCGGCAATAAACATCCTCCGAAAGGAGCGCAAATGATGGAGAAAGCGATGGAGCAGCTTGTTGCTCAAGGCCCATTAGCCGCAGCAATGGCAGTCGCCATCTGGTGGCTTGCCTCCAAGATCAAGGACTGCGAAATCGACCGCCAGAAGCTCTGGGACAAGATCACCGAAATAGCCAGTAAGCACGACAATGCTTGATCCTCGCACAGAGAAGACGCTAGGCACGCTGCATGAGAAGGTGCAGCCCAAGTTCCGTGCATTCATGGAAGACGCGCAAAGGCTTGCTGCGATGAAAGGGCTTGAATACCGCGCCATATCTGGGCTACGCACATTCGACGAGCAAGCTGCCATTTATGCCAAAGGACGAACGACCCCAGGCAGGATTGTTAGCAATGCAAGACCAGGCACAAGCTATCACAACTACGGACTGGCTATCGATTGCGGGGTGTTTCGCTCTGGCAAGTATCTCGATTCTGATGAGCCTAAGACTGCGGAGGCTTTCCACAAAAAGGCAGGAGAGATTGCCGAAAGCTACGGACTGACGTGGGGCGGAACATTCAAGGGATTCAAAGACACTCCTCATTTCGAGTTGAGTCACGGACTTCCAATACTTACACTGCTAGACAAGCACAACAAAGGTCAAGATATCCTATGAGCAAACTTGAAGACTTAATGAATGCGCTTGTCGGTGGCGGCGAGAGCGAGGAAGAGGGCGGCGAGCACATGGAGAAGATGAAGAAAGCCTACAAGCTGATGAAGAAGGCTACAGAGCTTATTGGAGAGTGCTGCGGCGAAGGCGAGGAGGACGACTACGAAGAAGAGGATGAGGAAGAGGGCAAGGCCATGCCAGTGGCAACCACGTTCGTCATTCAGAAGAGCAAACGCTAATGGCATACCAGCAACAGACTGATGGGGATATGGGGTTCAAGGGATTTGCGTCCCGACTCAACCCTATCGCTCTGGAGCCAGGGATGCTGCAACTCGCGCAGAATTGTCGATTGGAGAGAGGCGTTGTCACAGCCAGAAAGGGGCTGGAGAAGCTAACGGGGCAAACCCTAGCCAACGACACGCTCATTACCACATTCGCCTATACGGACGACTCCAATGTAGACCAGATCATGCTCGTCTGCATGGACGGGCTCTACATCTACACGCCAGAGCAATACGGTCAGCCTGGGTCGTTGTCAGCCAAGAAGAGCTTTGCTGCTGGCAGATACATGTCCACGACATTCCTGCTCACAACCGAAGCAGGCGCCAACTTGACCGCAGAGGACGGCTCAAGGCTCACGGAAGGCAATCCGGCATCCATCAAGTTCGATGTGCAAGGCCCGTTTCCATCCAACGGAGAGAACCACTTCGTTATCTTCCGTGGACGCACAGACGAGCCAAGGCTCACAGGCACATTCTCAAAAGACAACGGAACGAACATTCCAGTAACCGTCACAACTGCAATTCCGCACGGATACTCCGTAGGCGAGGAAGTCAGCTTCTATTCTTTCGACAACAACGCACTGCCAATCAATAACAACTACGTTATAGCCAGCGTTCCGTCATCGACGACATTCACGTTCCTTTACACAGGAGCAACTACAACACAGCACAACAACACCGCTTGCTACACTCAGCGTGGAAGACCGCCTTTGTTCTGGAATGGCGTATCATCAACCGTTGACATTGTTCCGCAAACAAGTCCTGCGTTTATGATTGGCGTTGGCGGGTTTTCCGCTGGCGCATGTTCAGTGCCTCCAGGTGACTTCGGACTCCAGTTCCAGAACAGGCTCGTTGTAGCCTACAAACGCGACAAGCTAGCGGTATCCGACATCCTTGAGTATGGCACGTTCGATCTCACGCTGAACAACTTCACCATAAACACGGGGCTCAACGACACGCTCGTGGGCGTATTGCCTTGGGTGCAAGACCAGTTCCTCGTGTTCATGCAGAAGAGCATCTACGTCTGCTATATCGAGACGAGCAGCTATGCGGTTGGCGCATCCCCAGGGGTAAACTCGTCCATCACGGTGGTGACAACGGAGCTAGGCTGCATTGCCAGAAGAAGCATCGTATCTGCCGGACAGTTCGTGTTCTTCCTGTCAAACAGAGGCATAAACATGCTCACGCCGCAGCTTGATCTCAAGCTCATTGGCAACACCAAGACGCTCTCTGACAACATCGACGACTGGATTCAGCGAATCAACTACAACTTTGTTTTCGGAGCCTGCGCTGCGTATTTCAACAACCGCTTGTGGGTATCCATGCCAATCGACGGGGCTCAGAGCAATAGTCACATGTTCATCTGGAACATGCTGAATGACGCATGGGAGAGCATCGACACTTACCAGCCAGTTGCCCCTGACACCATCATGGGAGCGGACGAGTTGCAGATTGCCCAGTTCAAGGCGGCAAAGCAGTTGTTTGTCATCCGCAGGTTCGACCAATCAGGCACGGTTACAACGGACAATGGGGGCGTGTATGTGAGCGACCAGAAGGCTGATGGCGACTACGTCAAAAACGAAACTGGAGATGGTCCAGTCCTCACGTTCACCCTGCCTGCAACGCTCACTGTAGGCACTTCCGTTCCTTCAGCAATCTTGTCCTCACTCAAGAGCAGGCAGTATACACTTGGGACTTTGCAGGAGAAGTATTACTCCAACGTGCAGGTTGTCTCGAAAGCGAGCACATCCCAAGACCAGATTGCAGTGTCGATTAGCACGAGCAACCAAGACATCACGCAGAACAATGGCGTTATCTCCTTCACCGACGCTACGGACAAAACCTATCGCGACCGTATTGGTTTGCGTGGGTATGCAGTTGATGCGACTCTCTCCTTGCAGAAGGGCCAGCCAGAAGTGCGTGCAATCACCATTACTGGCAGCGTAGCGTCCAGACCAATGATTTCACAGCAATAGCATATGGCACAGATTCAAGCAGGAACGAGTTACTCGACAGGGATGGCTGTTACGGCAGCAAATCTGAACGCGCATGTAAACAACGCGACACTGCAAGAGGGCTGTATCAGCGCGCAAGCAGCATCTGCTTCAGTATCCAGCACAGACAACATTCTTATCAGCAACGGTTCTGCCCTCAACAAGACCACGCTGGCTTCTATTGTTGCTCCATTGAATCTGTTCGATAAATCGCAGGCACAAAGCCTGTCACAGAACTTGTCGATGGTTAGCGGAGCGGACATTGCTTTGGCATCCGGCAGCATCATGGCTCTGTCGTCAGGAGCGCAAATCACCCTTGCGTCTGGATCGTCAATGACGCTCTCCTCTGGAGCTATCCTTACCTTGGGACAAGACCCAGTGTCTGCCTTCCAAGCAGTGCCGAAGCAGTATGTGGATAATGGGTTTCTGAACAGGTCAACTGGCGGACTTGTCAGTGGCTCAATCTCGATGATTGGCACATCGTCTATCCTGACGCTATCAGCAGACCCAGTGAGCGCATTGCAGGCTGTGCCCAAGCAGTACGTTGACAACTCAACGGCAAATGCGGTTGCAAAAATAAGGCTGCAAACAACGCAGAATCCTAACGTAAACAACACGCTTATTGCGTCGTTTCAAATCAACGCTACATACTCCCAAGGAACAACAACGACTGGAACAATCTCTGTTGCCGACGCAACATTTTGGGCATCCTCAAGCCAACCTTTCTTCTTGGAAGGGCAATACATTGGAATCCTATCATCAACGCTGACACCAACTAGTCCAGCTTTCCCATCAAGGCTATATAGGATACAATCTGTAAATTACGCAGCAAAAACATTTACAATTACATCTCCAGATTCAACAGCAAGAACTGGCACTGTAATACTAAGTTGCGTATACAGAAACGCCACACCTCCTCCTTCAGACAATAAAATCGACGCAAACGGCAACAAGAACATCAAAAGCGTCTATGTCTGCAATGTGTCAAACAAGTATTACATTAACTACTGGTACGATACCAAAGGAACTGCGCTCGATGTTGTTCCTACGCAGCTAAATAGTGGGGTTGATGATGACCAGAAAACGCTTGTCATGGGTATGGGATATGTAACTGGGCCATTCATGTTAAACATGTTAATGATGGCACAAGCGCCAGCAAGCCTTGCGTCGACAGCTCCATACGCACAAGACCAACCAATGGGATTTGGAGCAACATCAAAAGGCGTTCATGTGGGAGCGTTTTACGGCTATAATAATGGAAATGGTGTCAATTACATCTGGGATTCCAATATCTTCATTTTCAAATGACCGTATGGGACAAAATCCTTGAAGCAGAACTAGCCGCTGCGAAACGCTATCCCAAGCTCTGGGATGGCACAAGCGAAGCGGAGATTAAGAACATACTGACATATTACGGACTGCACGGAGGACTATTCTACTCCATAAACCAAGAGGATGAGATTGAAGCTGTGATGCTCGCGCACCCTGGCTGCAAGCTGCCGGATTGGGAGTGGGACGAACTCACGAACGACTGGACAATCTACACGCTTTGGGCCAAGAACCGAAAGGCGTTTGAGGACATGGTTGGACGTGCAATCCAAGACAAGAAACCCGACTTGATTTACGCCGTAAGAAACGGAATCATCAGGGAAGTAACACCGGAAAAACTACTGCGACTATTCTATGGGCGGATCTCCTAAAATCAACATGCCTGCGGCTCCGACGTACACTGGCTCGATGGAGGAGATTCTCCGCGCCCAGCTCAAGTATGCTCCAGAGGTATACGCAGCGGAGCAGCAGTATCAGCCTTTATACGGAGCCTTGCAGCAGCGGATGATGCAAGATGAGGCAGCAGCACAGCTCAAGATGTATCAAGGCTTGCAGCCAGAGCTATCAAAGCTAGAGGAGAGCTATCAGACAGCAGATCAATTAGCGCAGGCTAGAGCTTTGAAAGAAAGAGCTCCTGATTTCGTGCAGCAGTTTCAAAGGGCTCAAGGGACTGAAGGCATTCTCTCTGGATTGCAAAAGTACGCGCAAGAACAACAGGCGATTGCACCTCAATACGATCTCAACCCCGAAGAAGAACGGGCTATCCAGCAGAGTACCCGCGCAGCTTATGCAGCACGGGGAACGGTAATGGGAGATCAATCGGTTCTAAGCGAGATTCTCAATCGCCACCAATTCCAGCGGCAACGCAGACTGGAGGAAGACCAGCTTGCAGCGCAGCGTCAGCAAATGGCATCAGGAATAGCAGGGGTGCTGCAACAGCAAGCCGCGCCAGCCATGCAGAGTTTCTACAGGCAACCAATGTACGGAGGCAACTTTGCCGGAAACGCTGTGCAGAGCGCACTCATGGGCCAGCAGCAAGCTGGATCGCAATACTTCAACCCAGAATCGCAAACAGGGATGGGACTTATTGGCGGCACATACAACTCCAAGGTTCAAGCAGCAATGGCGCAAGCGCAAGCGAAAGCGGCGGCTGGCGCAGGAGGGATGGGGCTTGGAGGGTCGCTTGGCGGGTCGGCTATAATGGCGACTGGGATGGTTTTGTAATGAAAAATAAAACGGAACATACAATACAGAAAGCACTAGCTAGAGCAAAACGTCCCGCAGTTCTATGGAGCGGCGGCAAAGACTCGACTGTCCTTTTGGATATCGCTCGTCGTCTAAAGCCAGACATTGAGGTAATCCACTTCAAGCTGCCATTCCTGCCAAACAAGTATCGGCATCACCACAACGTGCAAGAGCAGACAGGACTCACCGTCCATGACTGGCTTCCGCAGCGAGTTGCGCTAACCCACGGAAACGACCGCATCGATGTGTGCGAAACATACGACATTGGATCAGGAACACTGAGCGTCATGCGTGGCACGGAACCTTTTGATGAGCGCAGACCCTGGGTGTGTGGGCTGGATTGGCTGAATCGTCCAACTTCAAAGACGTTCTCAAACTTCGATGTGCTTTTGTGCGGTCACAAGTCCGTCGATATTGACCCGCTTACAGGAGGCATGCCACTGCACATTGACATGAAACGCCTTGGCGCGTTGACTGAGATGTGGTTCCCATTAAGGGAATGGACGGACGAAGACGTAGCTGAATACATACTGGCAAACGGCATTCCTTACGACAAGTACCGCTACGACGAGGAGGTGGTCAGCAAGCCTGACAAACACTTCAACTCTGACTATGTGCATTCATGCATGCGGTGCGTGGATAAGAGGGAGGGCAAGTTTGTCCATTGCCCAAAATTACATGCAGACATTGAAAACATCTCCGAGTTCGTATTGCACGAACAGCCCCGACACGACTACTGCAATGTCCGATCTGGATTGCCAGACGTGCGGAGCGTGTTGCAGCCACAAGTGGTCATGGCCGATTCTCAAGAAGGATCGGTCGGATGCGAGTGGAATCCCAGCGGAGATGCAGCGAGATGATTACCCGCTACTAAAGACGTGCAACAATAGATGCATTGCTTTGCAAGGTATAGTTGGAGTACAAACATCTTGTTCGATATACAGCAACAGGCCACAGGCTTGCAGGAATTTCAAGAAAGGCAGTGAACTTTGTTTAGAAGCTAGGAGACATCTATATGGCAAAACCACAAATGTTGTTCGGGCAACAAGCCCCGCAGTCAATATCCATGATGGGTCAGGGTGTCGCTGATTCAGGAGCAAGGATGGCGCAGATGTACGCGCAGGGTCTTGAGTCCATAGGCAAGAATGTTGGCAACGCAATTCTTCAAACTGCTGGCATTTACGAGAACGAGCAGCAGACGAACCAGGCAGCAGATGCTGTTAAGAAGTTTATCTCGGTCATGCCAGACAAAGAAACCGAAGGCTCGATGGGGTTCATGCTCAATCAGTATGTAAAGGATCCGAATGTATCGAATGCTCAGATTGCCAAGTTTGGCACTGGAGCGATTAGCGAGTACATGAAGAGCGTCTTCGATATGCAACGGATTCGCGAGCAAAACAAGGGACGCTTGGATGTTGCAGGGATGAGGGCAGGAGGAGGAGGAGGAACAACTGGAGCATTGCTCGGAGGATTCTCAACAGAAGCCAACCCATCTGGAGCGAGGTAATAATGGACGCAGCACCTAAAACATACTACGAGGAGGCTGTATTCCCAGAAGTGTGGGACTTGCCTACACCTCCAGTAAAAATTCGTATTCCAGAAGGATTCGATCCAACAAATCCCGCTCACGCTGAAGCAGCGAAACAGACATATCAGAAAGCGTATGATATGGGGGAGCTTGGAAAAGCCGCGCAAAAATACATAGGGGATATTGAAGCGAAGAATGTAGAGTACGCAGCAAACAACACTGCTGTTGCAGAATACTCGCAGCGCATCAAGCGTCTTGAGGACGAAATGAAGCGTGGAACAAAGCCGGAAATAAGCGGGATTAGAAGGTTCTTTAACACAGAAGGAAACCCTGATGTTCCGCTAACGGCAAAAGACTATAGCGCAAAAATGATTGCGCTAGATGCGGCTAAAAAGGGACTTGCAAGTGCAGAGCAAAAGCTAAAGCAAGCCAGCGAAACTCCGTCTCCGACAGTTTACGAAGTGCAGCTTCCTCAGCCAGCAAAACAAGAGCCAGCGACAGAAAGCAAAGTTGCACAGCAAGAGCAACAGCCAGCACTGCCAAGCAAGGCAAGCCTTGAGTCAACAGGCATGTCTGAGCAAGAGAGTTGGTATAGACGGCAAATGGACAGGCTTGGACAATGGACGCAGCAACAAATTGCTGGTGGAGCAGACCCGTCAAAAGTTCGTGCTGCCAGAGAAATGTACATGGCCGATATTGAGAACCAATGGGTTCCAGAGATTAAACGCTATGGCGGAAAAACCTGGAGGCTTGATGCGCCAAATAAGCATGTCGAAGTAAGCAACGACGCTGCGGCAGTCAAAGAACCGTTTACTCACTCTGTACAGAAAGCAACTGATCAGATTGCTAATGTTGATCAAATTGAAAAAATGATTCAAACCGCTGAAAGAGCGGCGTCTACAAAAGATAAGAACGAAAAAATTGCGCTAATCACAGGGATGCAAAATTCGTTCAAGGCTATTACAACTGGCGTATCAGGAACATCAGACGCCGTTCAACAACAAGAGTTCATCCGAGCAAATGCTCCGTTAGATGCTTGGAACTTCTTTAAGGCAATTGACCCAAATTCACCTTCTAAATTTGGTAGAACGAATCCGCAAGGATTTGCTGATATGTTGAAGGCAATCAGGGATATAGCTGCATCAAAAGCTATAAAGCATTTTGTAACAGCAGAAGATATTGCAAAAGAGTTTCCGACATACAAGCCAGCATTGCCATCTATTCCAAGCTACATGCGTAATTTGATGCAACAATCGGATTCGTCTGGAGTCATCCAAAAAGGCCAGCCAGCGGCACAGCAACCAAGTCAGCCAATCGTCACAAAAAGCGGGACGGGATTTGAAATCAGAAAGAAGTAAAATATGCCGCAAGAAGTCTTCATCCCATCCAAGAACAAGACGCTCACTTTTGCGGACGACTTTACTGAGCAAGAGATTGGCGAGTACATCGACCAGAACTTCCCGCGCACAGGGGAGGACGTGGCCTATGACCTTAAGAACCGCTTGCTCGACCCAAGCTGGAACCCGACCTACGACGATTTTGAGAAGCTAAGGAGCTACAATAAGAGCAAGGACATCGACACCGCAGAGGTGGTTGGCAGCATTTTCGATGGGGCTGTGCAAATGGGAAGGAACCTGCTTGGAGCCATCCCAGCAGTTGCGTCCGATCCAGCTTCAGTCCCTGGTTCGCTGGTGCGTGGATTAGCCAACAATATCGAGAACTACTCCATGCTGGCACAAGGTGGCACAAGCCCAGGCTCGCCGCTCTTTGAGCTAATGAACGGGGATAGCGCAACGGCATACTCCACTTGGCGCGACTCCATCAACGCTGCACGCTCCCTGCACGAGACGAGCAACGCCGCTATTGCCGGAATGCCAGTGAACCCGCAGCAGGTTGCAGCGGCAGAGATTGTCGCTGACCCAATGAACCTTGTTCCCATGGCGGGAGTCGGAGGCAAAGCCGCAGCTATGGCAGCTAAGGCCGTTGGAGCAGCGGGGAAACTAGCTGAACGCGCAGGGAAAGCAGCAGTTCGTGTAGCAACGTATCCAGAGCGCATGCTTGCTGGAGCAGCAGAGAAACTCGCCGGAGTGCCTGCAAGCGTGGCAGAGCGTACCGCACAAGATTTAGCGACTAAAGCAGCGGTTGTGGATGTGGCGACAGGCTTTATTCCAGGGGCTACGGAGATTGCAGCAACCAAGGCAGCAGGGCGCGGAGTTGCCGCAGCAGGAGAAGCTGTAGCCGCAGCAGCAGGGGAAGCAGTAGGTGGAGCAGGGATGCTCAGTTCCGTTGAGAAAGCTGCGATGAACCCCAACCTCAGCACTGGGGCGAGAGCAATCCTCAATGTCACCGCAAGGCTTATCCCACGGGACGCTGCGCTTATTGCTTCAGATGCTACCAAAGCTGGGCTTATTGGCGCAGGGATTGGTGGAGGACTTGGCTACTTGCAGAGCAGGGACGAGAAGGAAATCGGGCAGGCTATCGGTGGAGGACTCGCAGCAGGAACCATTATTGGTGGCGGCCTCAAGCTGTACGATGTCGCAAGCGGCAAGGTGGCAAAGGAGCGTGTGTTCAACGATGCAGCTAGGAACATTGAGAAAGCACAAGCTGCCGGTGAGACTCCTGCCGACATTGGATTCCGTGCAGACCTGTACGACCGTCTTGGCAAGATGGATCGCAAAGGGGAGGCTCTTGGCACGTTCCTCGCAATGGACGACCTCATTTCCCAGCGGGGAGGCAAGGTCAAGGTGGTGGATGGCGATATCGTCAAAGGCCCAGGGGGAGAGACGGGCTGGAACGCTTACTTCGATCCCAAGGACAAGACCATCTACATCAACTCCAAGAGCGCAGATGCCACAACGCTCCCGCACGAAGCTGTCCACTCGTTTGTAGCCGACAGGCTTGCAGATGACATCACTGCACGCATTTTCACCCGTGACGCTGACGGCAGGTTGCAGCAGACGGTGCCAGGAGGGGAGATTGCCAAGCTCATCGAAGGGTATCTCAAGGATGCGGACAACGTGGACTTGGGCGATGGCACAACTGAAGGGCAACGCTTGCGCGAGAGACTTGATGCTGCATTTGACCCAGCAACTCCAACTTCGGAGCAGGTCAGCAGACTGCGGGACATCACGCATGAAATCACTGCTCGCTATGCCGAGGACTGGGTGAAGAAAAAAGGCCCACGGGACTTCTTGCCTGGAACTATCCCAACCATTTGGGGCGAAGCTATCAGTGCAGTTCGAGGGAAGCTGGATCAGACCTTTGGACGCAATACGGGCAATCCGATTCTAGACCCTGTCCTCAAGCGCATCTTTGACCCCAAAGAAACCGGAGTGCCTGAGCGCACATCAATCCCTCTCGACCCGCGAGCGTTGTCCTACGATTGGTCGGACAAGAAGGGGATGTTCATGACTCGCTACACGGCGAAGAGCGAAGCTAGGGGCGAGCAGCACTGGCGCGAAGTCACGAAGGTTGTGGAGCCTATCCTAAAGGCAGCAGGCGGAGAGACACCAGAAAGCGACAAATACTCCAAGAACAACATCTCACTTCGCAACGTCGGAGAGGATGTCATCAACTCGCTGACCACTCGCAACATCGAGACAGACCTGCGCTCTTCAGCACCTATCATGGGGGTCAAGGAAGCCGAGATGACCAACACGCTCATTCGGGCGATGAAGACTGGGGAGCTTGTGGATTTGCGGGATTACATGGCATTCCTCAACGAAGGGAAAGCCGAGTCTGGCGTAGCGCGGCAAGGCACTCCGCAGGATAAGCGAGTTGCTGTTATCGACGTCTTCTGGAGCAAGGACAACGGGGTGCAGGCACTCACGCTGGATATCGCATCAGCCATGTCTCGCCTAGCAAAAGCGGTGAAAGCCAAAGGAGATGCCTCTGGGTTCACTTCGGTTGCGGAAGCGCAATCAGCATTGAGCCAGTACCTGCGCCATGTTGCAGACTCCGAGACGAACTTCGATGCAGCCAAGAAAGGCTGGGAAATCGAGATTGGCGGACGTCCAATGGGCAAGACAGCGCACAAGACGCTGCACGAGGCTCTAGGTGTGCCTGACATTGGCAAGAGCGGACTGCCTCCATTCCGACCGGACATTGCTATTGGCCGAGAAGGCATCAACCGCATCAGCGGGATTGAGTTTGTGCTCCCACGCCGAGTGACAGGGCAAGCTGTGCAAACGGGGGTTATCACGCCGATTAGCAACAAGGGAGTGGACGCTGTTCAGCGGAGGTTCCAGCCCAACCGCACGGCAGTCGAAAATCTGCCAAATGGCATGGTGGCACAAGACGCTGATGGTGCTCGCATCGTCAAGACGGACACATCGGGCTATCGCCTGTTCGACCCGCTAGGTGAGCGCATCGGCGTGTTCAGCACGCTGGAGAAAGCAGCAGAGGCAGCTACAGCACAGGCTGGAAAAGATTTAGCAACCGTAAAGGAGATTCAATATGCCATTCAAGAGCAACGCGCAAAGGAAGTATCTGTACGCCAACGAGCCCAAGATCGCGAAGCGGTTCGCCAAGGAAACGCCCAAGGGCAAGAAGCTGCCGGAGCACGTTTCCAGCCGACAAAAGAAGAAATCCAAATAGCCAACAGAACTGCACGGACAGCAGGTGCAGTGGGAGGGAAGGCTATCACTCCGCGATATGTTGCCGACACGATTCGTCCAGGTCAGTCGGTGTTAAACTTCGGCGCAGGCAAGCCGGAAACGCAAGGGCCATTAGCTGGCAAGTACAAGCACTCAGAAACCATTCGGGAGTCTGGAGGAATTGTCAGTGAATACGACTTCGGAGACAACGCAACTGGCTCACTGGGAAGGCAGCACGATGTCACCATGGCGTCGAATGTTCTTAATGTGCAGCAGTCAGATGCAATGCTTCGCTCGACGCTCAAGCAAATCAAAGACGCTACAAAAGACGGTGGAAGAATAGTTTTCAACTATCCATCAAATCCTCGTAAGTGGCTAATTGACGGAAAGGAAGCATCGCCAACACAAGTTGCTAGAGTCATTTCTGAAGAGTATGGTGTTCAGCCAAGAATCGTAGGTGGCACTTCATCCGCTCCGCTTTGGGAGGTTAGCGTTGAATCAGGCGTTCGCTTCCAGCCTAAACGGAAGAAGGATACGCTTCCCAAAACCCCATTTGCCATGGGGCAGCAGATTGAAGCTGGCATCCGTGCAGCCAAGAAAGCTGACGTAGCGCAAGTCCGCGAGCGCATCACACGAGAAGGCACTGGCACTTCCGCTGAACGTCTGGCCGCGCAAGAAGCAATGGCGCAAGAAGCTGCGCTCTTTGCCAAGCCAAAGAAGGTGGCATTGTCCGACGAGCAGATTGCGGCTATCCGCGATGCAGGCATTGCTGAGACGTATGTGAGAGCACTCCTCAACTTTGAGGACGCATACACCAAGCTCACTGGGGAAGAGCCTGTCGGCAAAGCATATCGCAACGAAGCGATGAAGATGACTTCGCGCCAAAAGGACGCAATCCTCAGACTGGCTCTGTCCTCCGACTTGCCACAAGCAAAGCTGGCAATGGAAGTCGCTCGTGAAGCAGCAGGCCCAGCAATGCGGACGGCAATCGAGAGGATGTTTGAAGCGCAACAACGCGCAGCAGAGCGTCCACCAACAAAGCAGGAAGCTGGTGTTGAGGATGTTCGCCGCTCATTGCAGACGGTTCTTCCGCAAGACTTTGGAGTGCCATCCATGCGCGAGCTTCAAGGACTCCGCAGGGGCGTTCGTGAAGCAACTGAAGGAGCATTACAGGACGTGCGTGCAAGAGGCGAAGCAGAAGCCACACAAATCGCAGCAGAACGCGAAGCAAAGCTAGCACAAGTCGAGGAATCAGCCACAGAGGCGGCAGCAGCACTGAGTGAGGAAATGGCGCAACGGTTCAAGAAGATTGAGGCAGAGATTGCTAAGGCAGAAGAAGTTGTGACAGCAGAGCAAGAGCCGATTCGTAAAGACCGCATCATCCTCAAGCTCAACGGAAAATATCGACTCTACGGAGCAACTGCTGGACTCATCGGGGTGTTTCGGAATAGAGAAGACGCCATAAAGAAAGCCAAAAAATGAAAAAAGAAATCTCATTTAAGCACATCAAGTCCATCGACCAGACCGACAAGCGTTCTGCCAAAGTTCTGCACCAAGAGCTAGGCACGCAGAAAGGCTCAAAGCCCAACACGGCACATACTTACAGGGATTCAAAAAAATCCTGTTGACCGCTTGCGTGAACACTGGCAGTTGTTGAGTATCTGCCGCACGAAGCGGTGGATGCTCGCCAAGGGCAACTTGGCATGACAGGAATATACATATGCGATTAGTAGAACTCAGTGACGTTGCTGGCCTCTCCGACGGAGAGATTGTTCCAGCGGTAAAGGCAGTGGTGAAGGCAGTGTTTCCACCACGCACAGGGCAAGGCAAGCATGGCGAATGGCGTGTTCAGAACGCTATCCTCACACAGAACGGCACAGAAGTGCGTGCATCTTTCTGGGGAATCGACGTGAGCGATTTGAAGGGCAAGGAAGTGTGCTTGCAGTCGCAGGCAGGCAAGCGTGGCTTGGAAGGTATCAAAGTAAAACTCAATGATCAGAAGGGCGAAAACGAACTTAGCATCACCGACAAAGTCCGGTTCGATGGGCCAAACGCAGGGACTGCTCCCTCTAGCTCCAAGACTTCAGCGTCAGCTTCGCCCCAGCCGATTGTCGCCACCGACGTGGATGGTGTACGGAAGAGGGCAATGCAGTTGGCGAACCTCTATCTTGTGGCACATCGCGCTGCTAAGTGGGTTAAGGATGAGAACCCCGAAGTGGATCTCCCTGCTGCTACCGCTACTCTATTTATCGCTCTCAACAAGGGCAGCCTAGAGAACGCGATGCCAACACATCCGCTTGACCAAGCTCCAGCCAAGGCAGCTCCGGCCAAGAAAGAGCCTCTGTTTGCGGAGGAAGACTTAACCGAGGATGACGTGAAGTGGTAAACTTCGCTGCCATTGATCCTGGGGTGAAGGGCGGAATCGCCACCTGCATTGAGGGCAAAGTCAGTGCGTGGAGCATGCCATCCTCTCCCGTTGAACTAGCAGAGCAACTTCGCCAGCTTTCATTGTCTGGGGTTTATGTCGAAGATGTTCCTAAGTTCACAGGGAAAAACATCCCAGGTTCAATGGTGGCAGTCTTATTCCAGTCCGTGGGCGTAGTGCTAGGGGTTTGCGCTGCGCTCAACCTGCCCGTCATTATGGTAAAGCCCAAGGAGTGGCAAAAGGCGTGCGGCGTGGGTGGACGAGACGGACTGACCTACAGCAAGTGGAAGCAGAAGCTGCGTGACGTTGCGCGGATGCGCTTCCCTGAAGTCAAGGTGACGCTAGAAACAGCCGATGCCCTGCTAATGGCATCCTCATACATACATGCAAATACACATACAAACGAAGGACGGCCACAGCATCACGATTAAGTTCGATGCTGAAGGAATCTCAATCGACAAGGAAAGCTTGGTTGAGGAAGATCGAGAGGTAATCGCTGAGACGCACCCAGAGCTTATCGAGGCTCCAGAGAAGCCAGACGAGCTTCCTGCGAGGCCGGACGACACATGGCCATGGTATTTCCCTAGCCGAGACAGAGCATGGTACAGGCTCAAGGAACAAGACTATCGGGATTTCACACGCTCGTATGGTCGGGAGTTGGTTGAGAAGGAGTTGAAGGTCATCCTCATGTGGAGCAACGCGAACTTTTCAAAAAGGAAGTCGCTGCGTGGCATGATGCGGTTTATCAACTCGTGGCTCTCACGGGCCTATGCACAAGCTCCAACTGCCAAACCGTCCCTCACGAATGCGCCACAAAGCACAGCAACAAGCTGGTGATTCTGTCACCTTGACCGTCCCGTCCTGCGATGAAGCAGAGCGTGGTCTAGCCTCGATTGCGCTGAACCACCCGAACGAGTTCCTACACGCTTCCATGGAGGCTAGGCTCAGTCCATCGGACTTCAGTAACCCATTGTGCAAGATGGTTATTGAGGTGGTGCTTGAGCAGACCACACGCAATGCCTCGTGCGATTTGCGTATAGTTTACGAAAAGCTACGCGAAAAGAATCCTGCGATTCAGCTCCATGAAGTCTCCGACCTGTACCACTTGTGCGGAGTTGTGCAGGCGATGCCGGAGTTCATCAACCTGGTGCGTGGCGCGAGCAAACGCAGAGCTTTGATGATGCTGGCTTACCAAGCCGTTCAAGACGCTCAGACAAACGAGCAGCCCACTTCGGACTTGATCGCTGCGCTCTCCATGAAAGTGGATGCGCTCATGCGGGAGACAGTGCCGCCAAAAGCGATGGACACGAAGAGCCTGCTTGTTGATGCAGCCAAGCGATACCAAGAGGGGGATGACTCTAGCATGCGTATCTCCACTGGCTTTAAGAAATTGGACGACATGTGCCCTATTCGGTACGGTGACTATGTGGTCATCGGCGGGGAAACCAAGAGCGGCAAGACGATGCTTGCGCTCAACATCATAAGCAACTTACTGAACAAACAATGAAAGTAGTGAATTACATGGCGCATGAGGTAGACGCATGCGGGAACAAGTATCCTCCATCGGGGCATGTTGCTCGTGTGGCGACAACGCTCCGAAAAGTCGGGGACATCGACGGAATTCCGTTGATGGTGTGCGATTCTGGCGCAGTGCAGAACTGTCCGCCCAAGAAGGATGGCGTTGTTTACATCGTGTCGCAATACGTCCGCCAAGCGTTGCCAGAGCGCAGCGATCTAATCTCTCCAGCGAAACTGCACCGAGATAACAACGGAAAGGTTGTTGGCTGTGGGGCATTTGAAAAGAACCCATGATAACGAAGATACATACAGATATGGAAGCCCTGGACTACAGGGCTGCACACGGCCTGAGCAAGCACGAGTTCGACGCATTCTGTTTTGCGCCAGTTCTCTATAAGCATCGGCACGAGCACAAGAAAACGAGCAAAGCCATGGAGATGGGGACGGTCATCCACTCTCTGGTATTGGAGAACCGAGTCGAATACGCAGTTCTCCCTGCGGACACGGACAGGCGCACCAAGGCTGGCAAGGAGGCGTACCAGGCTTTCTGCGAGGACAACACTGGCAAGTACATCATCACCGCCGAAGAAGAGCGCATGGTGCTTGGGGTGCAAGCCGCTGCAACGCCAATGCTGGACGAAATCACTGAAGGCTGTAAGCGCAAGGTGGCTGAGGCATCCATGTTCTGGGAGCGTGGAGGAGTCCAATGCAAGGGAAGGCCCGACCTCATCGTGCAGCAGGGAGGCAGGTTCATCTTGGTTGACCTCAAAACCACCTCCGGCATTGCAGCGTTCGACCGCAACTTCTTCTCGCTCAAGTATCACTGGCAAGCTGCATGGTACATGTACGGGCTGCACAAGACGCTGAATGTGCCGCTGGATGAAGTGGAGTTCTACTTTGCTGTTGTTGACACAGAAGAGCCTCACTTGGCGCAGGTTGTGATTCCGGCTACCCCGCTTATCCAAGAAGCGCAGGACTCGATAGATGCTGAACTGGAACGCTTTGCTGGCTGCGTCAAAACCGACACATGGCCTGGGCTTCCCAAACGGAGGATTATCCATGGCCGCGACTAACTGGACGGTCATTCGCATCAGCACGGTGGTCAAAAAGCTCAAGCTGCCTAGGCCAAAGATTGTGCGGACAGTCTTGTTCACAGGCACTTACGATGCGTGCGAAGATTTTTTGAAAGAATTCAAAAAAGACCTAAAGCCCGTGGACAAATCCACCGATGACATAAAGGTAGACTTCACCATCACCAAGAATGGACGCAACACAACCAGCGCAAGGCCAGGTAACGGGCAAAGGTAAGATTCTGGTCATCTCGCTTGAGATGCCAGCAAGTCAAATCCTTGACCGTCTCGTGGCCAAGCAAGCCAATGTGTCGCTTCGGACGCTGGCAGAAGGCGTGAGGAACGAGGGAGACTTCCGGCGTGTCGCCACGGCTATCTCGAATCTTGCACGCACTGGGCTGGTTGTACGGGACGACCTGTACGACCTTGCTAGCATCTGCGCTACAGCACGGGCTATGGCAAAGAGCGGCGGGTTGGAGGCAATCGTTGTCGATTACATCCAGCTCGTGCGGTTCGATCTTGGCAAGGATGGCACTCGTGAGCGGGAGGTAGCCGAGGTTTCTCGTGGACTCCGCTTGCTGGCCATGGAACTCAAGTGCGTCCTGTTTGCGATTACTCAGCTTAACGAGGCTGGCAAGGCTCGTGAGTCTAGGGCGATTCAGCAGGATGCAACTGCGGTTCTGGTGGTGAAGGTCGAAGACGAAGAATACCGTGAAATCTCCATTCCTATCCAACGCAACGGCCCCTGCGGGGTCAGCACATCACTCCGCTTCAGCGGAAAAACAGCAAGTTTTCACCACGATTAAAAAGTGGAGAAAAGCAACCCACTGCCAAACTCCAGAGGAAGCAGCAATGCTCTTTGAGGAAATGAAGCAGAGGATACATGACCTAACAGTCATCACATCAGCACTAATAGACAAACAAAAATGAAAAAGAAAAAAGGCAGACCAGGGCTTTCGCAAGAAACCAAAAACGACATCACCTACCTCCGCAAGGCTGGCAAAACATACAGCTTCATCGCACGCAAGTTCGGCATTCACCCGCAAACGGCGTATCTGGTTTGCAAAGCCGCTGGAGCTTTACCAATTAAAGCAACTCAGTCCTTGCAGTCTGAACTCAAGCAGGAGTTGAAGAAGCAGTTGGATTGGGATACAGACAAGCGCATCATTGGCACTCTTAAAGATACCATCGAGCGGCTTGTGCGGGAGGTGCAGGCTAATGAGGAGCGCAATGCTGACCTCGTGAGGCAACTGGACGATCTACAGGAGGCGTTCAACAAGGAGAAGGGCCGGACGTGGCTGGACAGACTTATCGGGTTCTGAGTTATGGCCAAGAAGCTAACAATAAAGCAGCTTGCGGACATTGCGTGGAACATCTGGGAGAGCACGCAGTTCTACCTGCAGGAGCACGAAATCGAGGAGTTGAAGGCTCTGTTTGAAAAAGAACTAGAGATTATCAAGAACGCCAAATGAATCTGCCAAGCTGGTACGACCGTTGGCTAACCAACGATCCGAATGAACAGCCCGAAGCACCGGACTGCCGTTGCGGGACGATGATGGAGTGGAACGAGATGAGCGAAATGCTCAAGTGCCCCGAATGCGAGAAGGAGGTGCAGCAATGACAAACGATCAAATCAACGCCGCCATCGCCGAAGTGTGTGGGTGGACTGAAATCGGTATCTGCGATTGCGGGTTCAAGATTGGCGGAATGCCGCCGTATCGGTCAGCACATAAAAAGCACATTCCAGATTACTGCACCGACTTGAACGAGATGCACCATGCGGAGGACTTTTTGCGCGGGAATGAGTTCCTGCGATACGCCGAAATGCTGGATTCCATCATTGGGAGTTTAAACGGCATTCGAGCAATCGCACGCGAGCGTGCAGAAGCGTTTCTCCGTGTGCTTGGCAAATGGAAGGAGGTGCAGCCGTGAACGTGAAGCTCGTATCGTACACCGTCCCCATGATGATGGAGACGCCGGAGATTCGCACTCCCGAAGACCTCATGGTTTACTGCGCTAGGGTGAGCAACCCTAGCAACCAGACCAACGTGGAGACAGGGCACAAGCTGCTGCGATACTGCATGGAGCATGGACACTGGAGCGTGTTTGAGCAGGCATCGATGACCGTGGAGATTCAGACCTCCCGTGCAATCGCAGCGCAGTTGCTACGACATCGCTCGTTCTCATTCCAAGAGTTTAGCCAACGCTACTCTGAGGCCATTGGCATTGAGCCTGTAGAGCTACGCAAGCAGGCTGAGAAGAATCGGCAATCAAGCGCAGAGCCAGTTGAGGAGGCTGGGCTGGAAGCACGGGTGCGGCTGTTCAACAGAGAAGCAGCGTCATTCTACCGTGAGTTGCTCAACGCCGGAGTTGCCCGTGAATGCGCGAGGATGGTGCTGCCGCTAGCTACCTCAACTACCCTGTACATGAGCGGTACATGCCGCTCGTGGATACACTACTTGCAGCAGCGGCTATCGGAGCACACGCAGAAGGAGCACAGAGAGGTGGCGCAGGAGGTACGGAAGTGGTTTGCCTTCGTGTTCCCGACAATCAATGAGTTGATATGACGAGAGAGGAAATTCAAAAAATGTGTGAGGAGCAGGAGCTAGAGCTTGTGCTGGCAGACGGACTGGACGAAGCCTTCATCGGCTACACGGACGATTATCCGGCACGAGCCATCTACGACAAAGCTCTGTGCGTGCAGTGCATGATGGATGAAGGCATGTCCATGGAGGACGCAATCGAGTATCTGGAGTTCAACACGTTCTACACATATGTAGGCGAGCAAACTCCGCTATTTGTGACGATAGTATGAACAGAACAGAGCAACTATTAGATAGGGCCATGTGCCTGATCGAATCGATGGAGCAGCGTATTCGCACTCGCATTACCAACGACATGGATACACGCCCTGGAGATAGGTCTGTGCTATTAGAGTGCGACATGCTAAAGTCCGCAGTGTACAAAGAGATAACCATGCCGAGGCTCATCAAACATGAAAGAGAAGGAACGCCAACGACGACCTGCTAGCTACAAGAGCGAGACGGCAAGGGCAAACCAGCTTGCTGGACTATCCGGCGTGCGGGTCAAAGACCACGTCAATGTGGACGTTGAGAAGATCAATGGCCGTGGCGCACTTGCCATCGCAACCGACGAGGTACGCAAGCGAGTCATCGATATGTATCAGCAGGGGAATGCCACCTCAGCGATCGTCGCAGCAACGGGGTTTGGGGTGGACGTAGTGGAATCCATCAAGACGCATGCTCTGGACACGGACTCGCAGTTTCGGGAGGCGTACTATCGGCACAATCTGAAGGCCAAGCTGCAACGGGTGGCGGACGCTTCACTGGACAGGCTCACTGACCTCATGCCCACAATGGGCGGACGAGATGCTGCGATTGCCGCTGGCATAACCATGGACAAGCTGTTAGCCATGGAGCGTAGCACGCCGGACATCATGCACCAGCATGTGCACATTCATGGGGCGCAGGATATCTCCAAGATGTTCAACGATGCCTTGAAGCCGAAATCGTAAATTCAAAAAAGTATGAGAGTCGAAGGAGTGCCGTTCAAGGAGTTGCTCAGACAATACACAGGCATGGATGCCCCTGCTGGGCTCGTGGTGCTATCGAAGCCATCCCCTGGTGCAGCCGCAGGGCCGATTCAGCAGATGGGGCATAACCCGCCGCAGGATGGGATCGTTCCCAAGGGCGCAGGCATCTACGATGAGCGAGGGTTACTGCCTTCGATTAAGGGGACTGGGCTGAACTTCATGGCCTGGGCTTGATTTCCAAAATTCAAAAAATCTGGATTTCAAAATTCAAAATTCAAAAATGTGCTTGAGCCGCATGGTGGTTTGCCGATAGCTTGAGCGCACGACGGGTGCGAATGGAACTCCCCCTTGCAGCGGGTGCTGCTTGGGGGTTTTTCGCGTAGCGGTGTGGTGCTGCGGTAGCCGTGTCCCTGGAGCATGGACGCTCGCGCAAATAATCGTAGCTCGCGGGGCAGTCAACGGGATTTGTGGGGCGCAAAACTTTTTGCAAAAAAAGGTTTAAGGGCGTGGAGAACTGTGCCGATTATCCATGCGACGGGCAAAACCCCCCGTCCACATACAGATATGAAACGCACTATAATCATCCGCTGCGAGGAGCACGTTGACTGCAACATCGTCCTGTGGACTTCTGGGAGCAACGCTAAGATAGACTACCATCTGATGGTTGCAAAACCCTTCGGGCTGAAATGGGACAGTGAGCGTGGGCCATTACCATATGAAATAGACAAGGAAATGACGCTCGACCAGTTGGACGAGAGAATTTGTTCGATTGCGGCGAAATACCGAATGAAGGTACGGCGCGTTGGCCCGACCGTATGGGCGGTCACCCGCCGAATTGCCATTCGCAAGCAGCATCGCTTCCCGACCGTCTCAGGTGCATCAGCCACCAAATGGGGGCCAACCGACTTTTACGACGATGTTCGCGACGATGTCCTAGCAGCAGTGCGCTCTGGGCTGGATTTCTGTACCGATTGGCTAAGCTGCAAAAAGGAACCTGTCTCATGCCGCATCACCCGCTCGCGGGGCAGGACTCAAGTTGAGGTTAGCGTTTGCGGCGAAGGCGACGAATCGGGTCATGCGACTACCACCACGCAAGTCCACAAGCATATGACAGATGATGAGATTTTATCTCGATTAGACCGTGCAGGGAACAAGGCGTGGCGACTCGCGCAGCAGGGCATGGAAGGTTGGATTGCTGAAGCTGAAGCGCAGAATGATTAACCAACATACAGACTATGAAAGTTTACTCAGTTGCAAGGCTAGCTAACACGTTTGATTCTCATGGAGAAATCGAGTGCATTTGCGCGACCGAAGAACTTGCGCAACGGGTGAAAGCGATTCTCAAAAAAACGGACGACGACGAGTGCGCTCGCACTAATGAAAAGAACTACGTTCGCTACATAATAGCAGAACACACATACATAACAGCATAGCCAACATACAGACATGAAGACCACATCCATCACACCACACGAGGCAGCTAGAATCATCAACCGCCAGTTTGCAGACGACGAACTGGTGTACGTCTCAGCCTCTCAGTTGTACGACGATGAGCTAGGCAATCCAGAGACGCAGTTCACGGTTGATATCGTCGCATACCGAATCAGAGGGGGAGTAAAGCCAGAGGACGCATGGAACTACTTCGACTCCACGCTATCAGATATCTGTTTCCACCCATTCATCGAATGGGTTGACGAAATCGGCTGGGTCGATACCGAACACGGCTCTGGCAGAGCGTATCTGGTAACCGTCAAATAACCACTAACCAACATACAGATACTATGAGCACAAACGACCAACTGACTGACGCCATCCGCGCTGTCCTCAATAACCCCAACGAGTCCCTCTGTTATTGCGATGAGGGCTGGATAGCGGTCTATAGCGACTGGGCGGAGCAATACCGCGACGAATACATGATTGTGAGCGACCGCGAAGGGCTATACGCCATGGCAGGTGATGCCGAACCTACTGACATTGTGGAGGGACTAGCAGAGTACTGCGAGGACAACCTGCAAGTGTGGCTGAGGGAGTCGCTCGATGACGAGTTGGATGCGCCGGAGCCGGACGAGGATAGGGTAACGATGCTGAAAGGGCTAATCAAATGACACTGGAACAGGCAATGCAAGCCCTGGCTAATGGGCGTGAGGTGTATTGGATGAGCCTAGCCTATAGGCTAATTATAGACAAACTAGGAAGAGCCATGGTCAAATGCAGCACCACGGGTGACTGCTCACTGGCTATCCACTATAAGGAGGGATTCTTTGCTGTATGAGTGAAGACCCCTACGCCGCACCTGCCTTCTGGCTGTTGCTGGCTCTGTTCCTAGCAATCCGACTGAGCATCTCGATGATGCACGGCTAGTTTTCAAAATTGAAAATTCGAAATTCAAAAACGCAGATTCAAAAATTCAAAAACCTCACACATACACGCCCCCGCGCACGCACGCGCACCCGCCCACTGCATGGGCAGCATGATCCCGCTGCTCCACGGTTGGGAGGCCACAAAGCCTCCCCCGTGGGGTTGGCGTGTTTGGATCATGTGGTGCCGAAGGCCAGGGCTTGGGGTCGGGCGCGATTAACACAGAACGGGGTGGATGCAAGGGCGTAAAGGGGGGTGAAAACTTTTTTATTTTTCCCGCTTTTTTTTTGCGCCAATTCGGTAAAATGGAGACTCGGTCAGTCAGTCAGTCAGTCAGAAACAATGAAATAATGAAACCTATGAAGCAGATACTCACCTGGAACACGGGACGGCATTACACAGAGCACGGACAACGCATTGCAGCGACCATGCTGGACGACGGTACAACCGTCTATTTCGTCGATATCGACAGGATGATTGATGGTCACGTCCCCAACGGGACGTTGGAACGTAATGCAATCATGCGCGCCTACGATTATTATTCGCGTGAATGCGCATCAATGGTAGAGGGCTATCCATACGATCAAAGGTGCACACAATCGGGCTACGATAGGCGCATGGAAATTTACAACGCCCTCCGCGAAGCGGCCGAAACCGAAGCCCTCTAATACAACCAACATGGAAGCGAACCTGTTTCTCCTTTTGGCCTCACTCGATGCGATTGCTTGTGCTTGCTACGCGGGAACCCTTTGGGCTTTGCCTTGGGGTGTCCTTTGCGTGGTTTGCTATGGCATGGGGCTGAGCAAAGCTTTCGGCGGTAAATAATAAAACAAACAAACAAACAACAACATACAGAAAATCATGAGCACAATAATAAACCCACAAGTCGGCGATGAGGTCACCCACATCCGTTGGACGGATGCAACAGCTGGATGGGTCAAATCCGTCTCCAAGAGCGGCAACACCGTTGAAGTCGAATACGCACAGCAGACTTTGCTGAACGGGGCAAACTCTGGTGAACCTGACGCGTTGAAGGTCTCTCCGGGCGGGTTCGTCGGACACACTAGCGGAGTGCAACGCTGGAAGATTGAGCGCACAGAAAACACCTTCACTCAGAAGTTTACGCGGCGAAGCAACGGTCGGTGGTTGGTCTCCGGTCAGAGCATGAAGTCACCGGGCGGGGATTTGATTGCAGGACACCATCCTCATTACGATTTTAATTTCTAATCACCAACTAACCAATAAACCAATACATACAGACACATGAAAAACAAAGTGACTAATTGCAAACCAGCTTCCAACACCCTTGGAAGCTACCGAAAGGAAAAATCGGGACTATTCCGGCAGTATACACTAGTTGACCTAGACAACCCGCGATTGCTGGGGGTTGTGCACCATGCAGAGCCGTTAATCATACGAGTATACTGGCCAGCTCAAACGGCCTTTGCATGCGTTTGGCTATCCACTCGCGATTGGTACGCTGTAGGCAAAGGGAAAGCTGGTGGCTGTGGCTATTGCAAAGAAAGCGCGGCTGTTGAATCGGCACTGCGTGATGCGGGGTTGACGCTGGAGCACTCAATTCACGGTGTGGGGACACAGGCAATTATCGGGGCAATTACGGCGTTCGCTGAGTTTCTCGGGTTAACCAATTGGACAATCGTGGAGGCTCACGCATAAGGCTATGACGACAATTAACTACACTTACCCATGGGGCCTCATCCGGCGGAATGGCAACAGGCTATTGTGTGCAGATGGTAAAGTTCGAGCGGCGGAGTTGGCACAAACGCCTGACACTTTCTTTTCCATTCCCGCTAGCGTGCGGGTTCGTGGCAAGCACATCACTGGCTATGCCACAACGGATGAAGCGAACGGCGAGAGAGTCCACACCTTCAGACCGCATACTGCACACTATCAGACCGCACCCCAACTTGTATGGGAGGTGGCGAGATGAACGCACCAGGCGCAAAACGGCTGAGAGAGTATTTGGGACTGTCCGACGAGCAGGCGAGACTCGTGAGGGGATTGATTAGGCGGGAAGTGAAGACAATGGATGCGACACTATTCCCTGAGGCAAACAAGCATTTCGCTGCTTGCTACAACCCCCTCCCGTATACAGACAGACTGATGGAGTGTTTGGATGAAGTTGTCGGATCCTACGGCGTTGAAGGGCTGGATGATGGCTCACTGTACCTTAATACAGGGGACACTTACTCACCTACCCTGCTCTATTCAGCGAGGAGCGGCACAATACGGCTGACCACATGGGGCGACTACGTTGAAGGGGGAATGAGATGAGCGAGGATAACGGCGGAGATTTGTTGGGAACCGTGCTTGCTGTGCTGTGCATTGGCGCGGTGATGCTGGTGAGAGGATGCGCCAGGATGGCGAGCATGGGGTGATGTTAGGCTAGGCTAAGATTGTTAGGTGATGCGTTAGGCTCACGAAGCAGAGACTGAAGGTGCACGAGCCTCTAGGGATATCCCCTAGGGGCTTTTTCGCGTCGTCATCCATCCCGCAAAGCACCGTACAGCACCGATGCACCCCCGATTCCTGACGCAATACAATGACGCATCATGGATACTTGCCAGCAGCAGCAGCAACGGAGCAGCAGCAGCGGAGCAACGCAGCAAGCCCGAATCCAGATAGGGGGGGAGGGGGTCGAGTCCAGGTTGGGCGAGAGAGCTGCGACGCATCCCCACCCATACAATTTTTCCACCAAACGCGAGCCCGTCCGCGCATGGCTCCGTGCAGCACATTGAAAGGAAACTGCCATTTCCTTTCAATAGGGTGCTGGCATAGCAAGGTTGCTTTCATTCTGCTGCGGGGCTAGGGTGTGCGGCACATATGGCTACATACATCAATAGGAAGCAAGCAATGACGCAGTACGGGGTTGATCCACGCAAGCACGAGTGGGAGCCTGGGCAGGTGCAGGAGCGCAAGAAGGGGATTGGCATGGAGAAGTGGTATGACGAAGCAGCAGTGCGAGCCAAGGTGAGCGCAGCGGAGCCAGTGCCCGTAGCAGTGCCCATCGTGGAAAATGACGTGATCGTGGAAGTAGTGCCTGCGTTGCTATCGCCGGAGCCAGAGACTGCGCCAGAATCAGGGGAGTATGTGGAGGTGAAGATTGCGAAGAAAGCGATGAACTACCGTTTTGTGATTGGGACGAAGGGCGAGGTGGTGCGGGTGCAGGATAGTGCTAGGGTGAAGGTGGGTATGCTGCTATTGGCGAAGAAGAATGCGCGTGGACAGTTTGACACCAAGGAGGTGGTGCGATGAACGCTGTGGGCGATATGGCCGACAAGCTGGGCTTAAAGACGAAGCAAGGGCGGGAGCTATTGTACGCAGCCGTGCAGCTTGTGCAGCTAATGGACAAGAAGCAGCAGGATTATGGGCCAAGGAACATCGACGAGTTTGGGATACTGGGCGTTGTGGTGCGAATGAACGACAAGATGGAGCGCATCAAGAATCTGCTGCGGAAGGATAAGCAAGCGGCATGTGAGGCGTATATGGACTCGTTCAAGGACATGGCTGGCTATGCGCTCATTGGAGTGCTGCTTGAAGAGAAGAAGTGGAGCTAGAGGATGGATAAGGACATAGCTATCCCTTTGCTATGTGCTTTGTATGTGGCTTACTTTATCCTACGGAGATAAGGTGAGCTAAAGGGCGAAGTCGGGTTCTTGCGATAAGCAAGAAGCAGACGCAGCATGGAGGTGATGCAGGTGAGAGGTGGGAGAGGTGAACTTCGCAAACGCTGCTCGCTTCGCTCACCCGCGCTTTGCTTGCGCATGTTGAACCTTATGCCTCCGCCCATTCGGGCTTCGAGCATAAGCCTCAACATTTGCACGGTGTAGCTATTCTCTTGCGAAGCAACCACATCCAGAGCGTGAGCGATGGAGATGAGTGAGCAGAATAAGCCCCTTCCCATAAAGAAGGAGCTTTATCATGCTTGGAAACAACGACATCCGTCGCGGTCGCGTATCGAATCGTTTCGCATTTTTGCCGTGGCACGAGCGAGGGTTTACCCATCAATGTACTCTAGTCTACTCTAGCGGACTCCACGGAAAGCAGTGCTTATGAGGCACTTCTATTAAGAGTGTGGGGCAAACCCACTCTCCCTCCCTTAGCCGGTATGACGATTTTACTCGTAGCATGACGGTTACGCTGGTTCTATTTGAACCGAAGCCAAGATATGCAAGAGATAGACAAAGAGCAAGAGGAAAAGTTGGTGGAGCAGATACTCCGGCTCAAGCAAGAGCCGCATCCGATTATCCCCATGTTGAGCGTGGATGAGCGCAAACGGATGATTGGGAATGTTGGCGCGTTTCGGACAATCGAGTTGCTAGAACTGCGAGAGAACAGAATCCGCGCAGAGCAGTCTGACCCGATACGCTACGGCACAGAGTTCGATTCATGGGCAGACTCAGACAAGCTGCTCTCCGAATACAACGAGATGATTATCTTGGGCGGAAACAGGGCAGGCAAGACGGAGTATGCTGCAAAGAGAGCCGCGCAGATGTTCGTTGGCGCAGACTTGGGCGGCATGCCGGATTGGATCAAGGAGCGTATCGAGAAACGCAATCTGAGGATATGGATGCTCCACACGAGCCACTTCACTTCCGTGTCAGCGCAGCAGAACGTCTTCTACAAGTATTTGCCCAAGGAGCTAAAGAACCTCAAGAAGAGCGTCCACACCCAGATTGGCTACAGCCAGAAGAACGGGTTCACGGACAATACTGCCGTATACATGGGAAACCAGGTGTGGTTTATGAACTACTTCCAGGACATCAAGGTGATTGAAGGGGGCGAAGTGGACTTCATCTGGTGTGACGAGCTTGTGCCGCAGGATTGGCTGGAGACGCTGAGATACCGTTTGGTGACAAGGAACGGCAAGATGCTCATCACGTTCACCCCTGTCGAGGGCTATACATCCGTTGTGAAGGAGTACGTCAACTCAGCCAAGATTACGCACTGGAAAGAGTCCGACCTGCTACCGAATAGCAACGTCATCGGCGTTCCAGCGGGACACATGCCGTACATGGCCAAGAACGTGTTCGGGAAACACGCCTGCATTTGGTATCATTCGAGAGATAACCCCTACAACAACTGGAGCCGGATGAAGGAGACGCTCCGAGGGAAGACAACGAACGAGATTAAGATTCGCGCCTACGGCTGGGCAGAAGCAACAGCAGGTAGCCAGTTCCCTCTGTTCAACGACCACAACATCTTTAGCAAGGATCCGAGGGAGATTGAGGGCACGAACTACATGGTGGTTGACCCAGCAGGCGCACGAAACTGGTTCATGCTCTGGGTGAGAGTGGACAAGAACGGAGTGCTCTGGGTGTACAGAGAGTGGCCTGACCAAAGCTATGGCGAGTGGGCACTGCCGTGCGAGAAGCCGGACGGGAAACCTGGGCCAGCACAGCGCAGTTCAGCAGGCAGAGGCGTGGACGAGTACAGTCTGCTTATCCAGACGCTGGAGATTAACGACAAGGACAAGGAAGAGATAGCAGAGCGATACATCGACCCAAGAAGTGCTGGAACAGCCGCTATGACGAAAGAAGGCGGGGTTACGCTGCTTGATATGCTCGCAGACGCCGAGATACCGACATACTTCATCCCAGCAGCTTCAGCCAGTGTGGACGAGCGTGTGCTCATCATCAACGACCTGCTGTGCTACGATAGGGAAAAACCCCTAGAAGAAGGGGTGAACCATCCAAGGCTCATGGTGCATGAGACGTGTCAGAACCTGATTTACTCGCTTCGGGAGTGGACAGGCGCAGACGGGCAAAAAGGAGCTAGTAAAGACCCTATTGACGCACTAGGATATTTGGTAATGATGAATCCGCAGCATTCGGATGCGACGGATGAGCTTATGAAGGCGGGACAAAAATTTGCAGGAGCGTACTAATGACTTACGACAAAGATCCACTAGCGATTGCAGGAGCAACGCCCGATATTGGCGACCTTCTGGACGAGTATAACCGCTCCATGGTGAACTCAAGCCAAGGCAACTTGGCGACCAAGTTCGATAACATCCGCTTTTGCAGGTGGTCTGGACAGACAGACGACGGCAAAAAGTGGAGCAAATGGCGTGAAGAAGGCAATCCAGCGTGGCCTTTCGAGGGCGCAAGCGATGTTAGGCTCCGGCTTGTGGACAGCACCTGCAACGAGTTGTCCGCCCTGCTAGTTACAGCCTACCAGAGAGCTGACATCAACACGCAAGCTGCAAACCTGCAAGACCTCCCGCTATCGACGATTGCGAACAGCCTAATGAACTGGGTTCGCGACAACAAGATGGCGAACGAGCTTCGCAAAGAAGCAGAGCTAGCAGCGCAGTACGCTCTTCAGTACGGCTGGACAGCATTCTACGTTGGCTGGGAGCAGCACATCAGCAAGCGTCCGCAGTCCATTTCCATGGAACAAATCATGGGCCTAGCGCAGCAAGCAGGCAGCGAGCAACTAGCGCAGCTTCCCATGCTGATTGTGGAACAACCCGACGTAGCAGCGTCCATCGTGCAAGCTGCCCTTGGGATTGACCTCTCCGAATGCAAGCGCATGGTCAAGGAGCTAGCCGAGACAGGCGAAACTTCATACGACGAAGAGTACGTTTCCCGCAACTTGCCAACGGTGCAAGCTCTCAAGCCTTGGGACGAAATCATCTTCCCGCCTGAGACAGCAGACTTGCAGAGGAGCAGGGTTATCTTCCGCAGAACGTGGATGAGCGAAGTGGAGCTGCGCGAGAAAATCACCACAGACGGCTGGGATCCAGACTGGGTTGAGAGAGCACTCCAGCAGATTGGCAAGAGCAGCACGCTCTACAACATCAACCTGCTCCCCACGACGACGATGCTCGTCTACAACGGGGTCAACTACAACAACATGGTTGAGGTGGTGTATGCGTACCAGAAGAGCTTGGACGGCAAGGCTCCCTGCATTTACTACACCGTGTTCTGTCCGCAGGCTGCAAGCAACAGGCGCGAGGATGACGCAAGCTGGGCTATCTACGAGAAGCTGGACTACGCGCATGGCGAGTATCCGTTCGTGGAGTTCCGCAGAGAACAGCTCCGCAGAGCGATTGCAGATAGTCGCGGGATTCCTGAGTTGGCGATGACTGATCAGGACGAGATTAAGGCGCAGCACGACTCTATCCGCGATTACACAGCATTCGCAACGCTGCCTCCCATCAAGGTGGTCAAGCGCATCGGAGCCATCAACAAGGTTGGCCCAGGGGTGCAACTACCAGTGACGCAGCGGGACGATTACACATGGATGGAGCCTCCGGCACGGGAGCCAAGCACAGCGTTCAACCTCATCAAGTCCGTTGAGATGCGGCACTGCGCGTACTTCGGAGTCTCGCACGAGCTTGTGAATCCGGTGAGAACGCAAACGCTCCAGCAGTTGCTCGTGAACAACTGGCTTATGAGTTGGAGAGGCGTGTTCCGGCAAGTGTTCGCTCTGTGCGCTCAGTTCCTCTCGCCAGAAGAGATTGCTGCTATCACGGGCGGCTTCCAGATTCCGCAGAACCTGTCCGCAATCCACAACGAGTTCGACATCAACATCCGCTTCGATGTCAACGACATGAACCCTGACTATATCGACAAGAAGATCCAGTTCTTGCAAACGATTAGCCAGATGGATGTGGGCGGAGCAATCGATAAGAACGCCTTAACCCGCATGATGCTGCAAGCCGTGGCTCCAGAGGTGGCGAACCAACTCATCGTGAACCAAGCGCAAGCGAGCCAGCAGATGTACAAGGACGTGCAGAGCGACATTGCCAACATGCTGCTAGGCAACGAAGCCATTTACTCTGAGAACGATCCAGCCGCACAGACCAAGATGCAGTTCGTGCAGGACATCATGTCGAAGAACCCGAAAGCGCAAGCGGCATTGCAACAGGACGAGAACTTCAAGGCTCTGTTTGAGAACTATGTGAAGAACATCCAGATGAGCCTGATGCAACAGCAGAACGCTCAGATTGGGAGATTGGGAGTGAACCAAGTCAATGGCTGACAACGAACTATACGCAAGAATTCGGCAGCTTGCCGAAAAGACAAGGGAAGCAATCCAGAACAATGGATCGCTATCACAGCTTGCTAGGCTTGGCAGTGAACCAGGTCTTATCTCACCAAGAGAGATTGCTGAAACATATTACGGCTCAGATACGGAAGAACAAATAGCGGCAGCGCGGGAATACGCGCAGCAGTTAATGGAGGAGAAGGCGAAAATAAACCCCAATTGGGAGGCTGTTCGGGCGGTTCCATTTACAATAACATCAGACTACTACAACGCTCTGTCTAATAAAGTTCCAGTAAACTTTGTGCCAAATGCGGTTCCGCAGTATTCTTACGAGCAAAAAGAAGTGTATATGCCCCATGCCATGGGGTACGTCAGTCAAGAAGCAAGAAATCTAGGGAATGAAAACACAGAAGAATACTTAAGGAGAAACAACTTGCTAGAGAGCGAGATAGTTCCAGAGAACGTCTTGAAAAACCTTGAGCAAGAATACAAAGGTGCCATAGAGCACGAAGTCATGCACTCTGTGTTGCCGTCCGAAATGGACATACGTCCATTTAGCACAAGCGAAGCTGGATACATGGGAAGCCAAGGTCACTTGGCTATTGGACTTTCGCAGATACAACGAGAGCACTATCGAATGACGGGAAGCAGGCTTGATTCAGAAGGATTCATCAATCTCGTAAAGACGCTGGCAACTTCAGAAAACCCAGAAGAGTTGATGCAGGGCTATTCAACGGAAGCCAAAAGGGCATTGAGAGCGCAAATCAGCAATGCAAAGCCGATTGTTGAAAAAGAAGAGCAGTTCAAGAAGGAGGTGGAAAAATACGACACATTGCCTCGATGGAAGAAATTCCTGACACCAGCACCAAAAAGTCCTTGGGAACTTGACCCAAACAAACCAAGCAAAAACAGGAACATCTATTTCCTGGAATCAAGCGCAAAGATAATTCCAGCACTGGTAAGCACAAACAGAACAAACAGACAGGCAGTATGACAGAAGAACAGGCTCTAGCATTCAGCTTCACTGGCGAAAACAAGCTATGGGATAACATCCTGGCTGTTGCAGACTCGTACATTGAGCGTGAAGTTTTCTCTGCAATCGACAGAAATACCACGGGAGAAGCCAGAACACACGCTGCTGGACGAGCGGACGGGGCTAATGGACTCAAGGAAACTTTGCTATGGTTTAGAGAAGAAGCCCTTAAAAAAAGAGGGTTGACAGATACAGATTTGACCGCATAGTGCGGTTAATTGCCTGCTAGTCTGGGCAACAACAAACAGACTTGGTTAATGATAGCGGTTCTTGCACCGCAATAAAACAGCATGCCACAAGATGAAACACAACCTGTGTCGCAGTCGCAGGGGGAAGAAAGTTCTGCGGAACAAGTCGGTTTGCTCGATGAGTATTCGCTTAGTGCGATGATCAAAGACACGTTCCTATCCGACGAGGGACAAGCACAAGCTCCCGCTCAAGAGGAGCAATCGGCAGAGGAGGAGGAAGAGCCGCAGGCTGAAGAAGCCGAAGCTGAAGAATCCGAATCTGAAACGCAGGAAGAATCGGAAGAAGAATCCGAAGAATCCAGCGACGATGTGTCCAAGGGCGTTCAAAAGCGAATCAACAAGTTAGTTGCCGCTAAGAAAGCTGCCCTTGCTGAAGCGCAAGCCTACAAGGAGAAACTCACGGAGCTTGAGAGCAAGCTCAATGAGGCTCCAGCCCAAATCGCAAAGCAGGAGAACATCTCTGATGCAGTTGCCAAGCTCACGAGTATTGAGCAGGTGGATGCAGAGTGGAGAAAAGCTACTGAGGTGCTGATGTGGTGCGAGGAGAATCCAGATGGCGGCGTTATTCAGATGCCTAATGGCGAAGAAGCTGATGTGGATGAATCCCAAGTGCGGCAAATGAAGAAACTTGCGCTCCGGCGCAGGGAACTGGAGTTGCCAGCACGAAGACAATATCTGCTAGTTGAGCGAGAAGCTGAAGCTCAGACGGTGAAGGAGTTCCCATGGTGGAAAGACCCTTCTACGAAAGAGTATCAGACCGCCCAGCAGGTGTTGAGGGACTTCCCAGAAATTCGGGCCAAAAGAGCAGACTACAAACACATCGCGGGGATTGTTGTTCTGGGAATCCAAGCATACCAAAACATGCAAGGAAAACAGGCAGCAGCACCCAAGCCTATCAAGCGAGCACCAAGCCAACCCGCAATCAAGGCTGCGCCTGTGGTTAAGGACAATGGCAAAAAGGTGTTTGATAGCTTCGCTAGAAACAACGGTGACTCAAAGCTGTTCTCTGACCTGCTCAAAGCCAAAGGTTTCGTAGATTAACAACTCAATACTATGCCTCTATT